GGTGACGGTGCGACCGCGAAACACCCCTAGCGCCAGGCCGCCTAAGGCTTCCTTCCATGGCCGAAGTTAACGTCCATTGCCTGACTCAGAAGCAGCTGGCGGAGTTGTTCGGGGTAACGCCTCGATCAATACGGGACTGGCATTCCGAAGGGCTCCCACGATTGGAGAGCGGGAACTATGACGGCGCCGAGTGCGTAGCCTGGTATGCCAACGACGACGGCGTCGATCAGCGTGATCGCCTAGCGGCCGCACAAGCTGAAAAAGCGGAAGCTGAAAACGCAATAAGGCGCGGCGAGCTCGCGGATACGAATGCTGTCTCGGCGATGTGGTCCGAGATGATCGCCGCCGCCCGGGCGAAGCTGCTTTCGCTCCCAACAAAGCTGAGTTCACAAATTGCAAATGTCTCGGACGTCGGAGCCATCGCCGCGATCATCCGTACGGAAGTCTACGCAGCCCTTGCCGAGCTCGCCGTCCCTCAACAGGGCGCGAATGAAGGCGCTGGAAACGTGGAGACCGCCGTCGACCATGACGGTCAGCGAGTGGGCCGACGCAAAAAGGCGCCTGAGCAGCGAGTCAAGCGCGGAGCCAGGACAGTGGCGAACTGACCGGGCCCCGTACCAGCGCGGCATGATGGATGCTGTCGCCGATGCGACGGTGAAAGAGATCTGGGTCATGAAGTCGGCGCAAGTCGGCTGGACCGAGATCCTGAACAATGTGATCGGGTTCCACGTGGATCAGGACCCGTCGCCGATCCTGCTGGTGCAGCCGACGTTGGATCTGGCCGAGGCCTGGTCGAAAGATCGCCTGGCACCGATGATCCGGGACACGGCGTGCCTGGCGGCGAAGATCGCCGACCCGCGCGCGAGAGACAGCGGCAACACGCTGCTGCACAAGAAATTTACCGGCGGCCATTTGACCATCGCTGGGGCCAATGCACCTGCAGGCTTGGCGTCACGCCCGATCAGAGTCGTGCTGTTCGACGAGGTCGACCGGTACCCAGCGAGCGCCGGCACGGAGGGCGACCCGGTGAGTCTCGGCCGTAAGCGAACTGCCACCTTTTGGAATCGCAAGATATTGGCTGGATCCACGCCATCGCTCAAAGGGGTCAGCCGCATCGAGGAAGGATTCGACGGCAGCGATCAGCGGTTCTATTTCGTGCCGTGTACGCATTGTCACGAATTCCAGAAGCTGGTGTGGGCTCAGGTCACTTTCGATAAAGAGCAGCCGCTGAAGGCCTGCTACGCCTGCCAGCACTGCGGCGTGCTGCTGACGGACGCTGACAAACCGCAAATGCTGCGCGAGGGCGAATGGCGCGCGAGCCGGCCGTCGCTTGGGATTGCGGGATTTCACATCTCGGAACTCTATTCGCCCTGGACGACCTGGGGCGAGATGGCGGATGCGTTCCTGCGGGCAAAGCGGTTTCCGGAGACGTTTCAGACCTGGATCAATACGGCGCTCGGCGAGACCTGGGAGGACAAGGGCGACACGGTCGATACCGCGCATATCGAGAAGCGCAGCGAATCGTATACCGCGAACTCGCTGCCGCCCGGCATCGGTCTCCTCACGGTCGGCACCGACGTACAAGACGATCGCCTCGAGGTGTTCGTCTACGGCTGGGGACGTGATGAGGAGGCCTGGCGCGTCGAGCAGGTGGTTTTGCGCGGCGATCCGACTCAGCCGCAGATCTGGTTGGAACATGATGAGATTCTGAAACGCCGGTATCGCACCGACGACGGGCGCGAGCTCGTGATCGAGGCGGCGTGTGTCGATTCCGGCGGCCACTGCACGGAGGCGGTTTACAAATACGCCGTCAAGCGCAAGCGGCATCGCGTGTTTGCGATCAAGGGCGTGGGCGGTCCCGGGCGCCTCGTATGGCCGAAGCGGCCTTCGCGCGTGAGCAAGAATCGTTCGGATTTGTGGCTGATCGGCGTCGACACCATCAAGGATGTGATCTACGGGCGCCTGAAAAAGGTCAACGAACCAGGCCCCGGCTACTTTCACTTCGATGCGGGCGCAGATAAGGCGTTTTACGAGCAATTGACCTCTGAAAAGATCGTTTACAAGACGATTCAGGGCCGAAAGGTCCGTGTTTGGATGCCCAAATCGAGCGGGATTCGGCAGGAAGGCTTGGACGGAACGGTTTACGCCTACGCCGCCATGATCGCCCGCGGTGGATCTGACCTCCTCAACAAGCGCTCGTCGAAGACCGAGCCGAAGACAGACAGTGAACCGGCGGCCCAAGAGGTCGCCCAACCCGAAGAATCGAAGCCTGACGAGGGCCCGGAAGTGCTGCTTGCACCGCCGGCGCCGCGCAGGCAACCACGAAACCCGTTCAGACCGCGCGGCGGCTGGATGTCTCGACATCGACGGTAGCCTATGACCTATGTAATTCCGCTGATCGAGCCGACTCAGCTGCTCATCGGTGACACTTGGCAGTGGCAGGTCACGTATTCGGACTACCCGCCGCCAACGTGGACGCTGACCTATTACTTCAAGAAGGCCGACTGCAATTTCTCGGTCGTCGCCGCGCAGTCGAATCAGGCGTTTCTCGCAACCGTGCTACCGGCCACCAATGCGCCGTATCGACCGGGCCGGTATCGCTGGGTCGGCCGCGTCACCGACGGGACGAACTCCTACACGGTTGCGCAGGGTGAAACGGAGCTGCTGCTCGACCCGGCGCTGGTCGGCAACCAAGATTTTCGAACGACAGCCGCCAAGGTCGTCGAGGCGCTGACGACGCTCGCGCTACGCCGCGCCGGCGGCCGGCATCAGGTCACGATCGATGGCATTGCCATGGTCTTCGACACGCAGATCGACATCATCAAAGCAAAATCCTACTGGGAAGGCGTGCTCGAAAATGAACAGAACGCCGATCGCATCAGGAAGGGCTTGGGGTCACTGCGCACGATACGAGTCCGGATGTAATGGGCATCCTTAGCACGCTCGGCAAGAAGCTCATGGTCATGGGCGGCGAGGCGCCGGGCCAGCGGACGGTATTCAGGCCGCAGCGCACGCGCAATTTCAATATTGCGACGCCCAACCGCACGAATCAGACGCTATCGACGCTCAATGAGTCGAGCAATCGCGAACTGCGCTATGCGCTGCGGAACCTGCGCGCGCGCTCGCGGGATCTTGCGAACAACAACGAATATGCGGCGAAGTTTATCGACCTATGTTCGCAAAACATTGTCGGGCCCGATGGCCTCACCATGGAACCCGCCGGCACGACCGCGCGCGGTAAACAGGATAAGGCGACGAACGATTCCATCGAGGAAGCCTGGGAAGCCTGGTCGCGCCGCGGAATATGCACCATCGACGGCCAGCTATCCTGGGTCGATGCGCAGCGCGTCATCTGCGAATGCACCGCGCGCGATGGGGAAGTCCTCATCAAGCATATCGTGGGGCCCGCGGCGAAGAACGAGTTCGGCTATGCGATCCAGATCATGGAGTCGGACTACCTCGACGAGCTCTACTATCTGAACAACGACCCGTCCGGCGCCGGCATCTTCATGGGCGTTGAGACTGACGCATCGACCCGCGTCACGGCGTATTACCTCCTGTCGTATAACCCGGCGGACTACGGCTATAGCGGTGCGGCGGGGCGAATTCGCGTCCCGGTTGAGGATTTGGAGCACGTCTACGTTCCAAAACGTGGGCACCAGCGCCGCGGTGTGCCGTGGATGGTATCGAGCATGTCCTCGCTCTTTCAGTTGGGCGAATTCAAGGAAGCGGAACTGGTCGCGACCCGCGTCTCGGCGGCCAAGATGGGGTTCTACACGCAGGGACTTGAGGGCGCCGCGCCGATGGGTTCGGATGACGTCGATAGCAACTACGAACCCCTGCAGGACGTTGAGCCGGGCACCTTCGAAAAACTCCCCTTCGGCTGGGACATGAAAACGGTGGACTGGCGCCACCCGAACATTCAATTCGACCAGTTCATCAAATCCTGCTTGCGAGGTTCGGCCGCGGGGATGGGGGTCAACTATCACTCGCTCGCGAACGACTTGGAAAGCGTCAATTATTCGAGCTTGCGCGAAGGCCGGTTGGAGACGACGGACCTGTGGCGTAATCGTCAGCGCTGGTTCTCTGAGCGCGTCAATCAGCCCATATTTTCGCGCTGGCTCGACATGGCGATCTTGACCAACAAAGTCAGCTTGCCGCAAGGGCGCGCCGACTCGTTCCGCTATCCCAACTGGCAGGGCCGCGGCTGGTCGTGGGTCGATCCGCAGAAAGAATCGGAAGCCAATCGCATCGCGCTTGCGCTCGGTCTTCGAACGCGTACTGACGTGCTGTCGGAGCAGGGCAAGGACTTCACCGACGTCATCGAGAAACTATCCGAAGAGGCCAAGCAGATGATTGCCTTGGGCCTCAATCCCGATGTACCGCTTCCGGGTAAGTCCGCATCACCGGGCGTCGAGGACGCAGGACCAGCCGGCGAAGCGCTCCTGGCAACACCCGCAGCGGCGCCCGCGAAGGCACCGAAGCGCGACGAGTTGATCGAGATGGTTCGCGCGCTCGAGACCAAGTTCGACAGTCGCATCGACAAGATTCTGTCCGCGGTCACGCGGAACCCCAAGGAGTAATCAATGGCGAAAGCTACAAATCCGGCTCACCAGCCGGACGGCGAACTATTGCACCGCGCCGGCACGATTGAAGTCCGGGCGGCGGCCGAGGGCGAGCCCGATACGCGCAGCGCAGACATCAGCTTTTCATCCGAGATCCGTGCCGATCGTTGGTTCGGCGGCGAGATCTTGGATCACACGGCAGGCAGCGCGCGCATGGGATTCATCGGCAGCGGCCGCGCGCCGCTCCTCATGCATCACGACGGCCGCCAGGTCATCGGCGTCGTCACGAAGGCGAGCATCGATGGGGACAAAAAGGGTCGCGCCACCGTGCGATTCAGTCGCAGTCCCGCGGGCGAAGCCGCATTGGCCGACGTTCGCGACGGCATTCTTTCGAATGTGAGCGTGGGATACCGCGTTCACGACATGAAGCTCGATCAGAAAAGCGACGACGGGGAAACCTATCGCGTCACTGATTGGGAGCCTTTAGAGGTAAGCCTCGTTTCGATTCCCGTCGACCCCACGGTCGGCGTCGGGCGCAGCGAAGCGATTGACGGTCTCGTTACTCGCGCCCGAGGCGCATCTACAACCACTCAGGAGTCGACTACTATGGATCCCATTGCCCAAGCCGCGGCCGATAAAGCCGCCGCAACCCAAGCCGCTGCAGACGCTTCCGCCCGCAGCGCTGAACTTTCCGGCGCCTCTGCGACCGCTGCAACCAATGAGCGCAGCCGCATCAAGGAAATCCGCGACCTCGCGACGCGCCACAATTTAGGCTCGATCGGCGATGAGCACATCGACAAGGGAACCGAGATTGCCCAGTTCAAGGGCATCATGCTCGATGAGATTGGCAAGCGCGGATCAAGCAAGCCGCTCACCGAAATGCCGGGTGACGTCAGGCTCAACAACGGCGAGAAAAAGCGCTACAGCCTGACGCGCGCCATTGCCGCCATGGCCGATTCGATCGAGCGCAAAACGCCGGTCGCGAGCTTCGAGCGGGAACTCTCGGACGAAATTGCGAAGCGCGGTGGCAAGGACGCGCGCGGCATTTTCATTCCGTATGAACTGTTCGGGCAGCGCCAAATGGAAGACGGATCGCCGTCGATGTTCACTCGCGTACTCACCGCATCGGGTGGCGTCGCGACAGGTGGCGCGGTCGTACAATCGACCGTTCTCGCATCCCAGTACATTCCGCCGAATTACAACATTCCGCTGGTTTCAGCGGCGGGCGCGACCGTACTTTCGGGCCTCACAGGTAACGTGTTGATTCCGAAAATGACAGCCGGCAAGTCCGTGACCTGGGTAACCCCGGAAAACAACTCGGTCGCATCGGCGGACGCGACGTTTGCGCAAGTTTCCTTGACCCCTAAGGACATGGGAACCGTTGCGGACATTTCGCGGCGTCTCTTGCTGCAATCGAATCCTGCGGTCGACGGTCTGGTCCGTGATGACATCGCAATGGCTATTCGCATCGGTCTCGATTCGGCAGCGCTCGTCGGCACCGGCGCCAGCGGTCAGCCGTTGGGTGTGACGGGTCAAACAGGCGTGCAAACTCAGGCGGGCGGCACAAACGGCGCGGCACTCACCTGGGCAAACCTCACCTATTTGCCGCAGCTCGTCGGCGCAGCAAATCGGCTGAACGCGCCGGGAGTCGGATTTATCACGAACTTTCAGGCGTTCGCCCATATGTTGCGCACTCCGAAGGTCGCGGCCTATCCCACGTTCCTTGCCCAGTACGAGGAAAACAAGCCCATCAATGTCATCGGCCCGAATGCGGGCTCCGTGATGGGATTGCCTGTGCATGTCTCGCAGCAAGTGCCGTCGAACCTGGTCAAAGGCACCAGCGGTGCGATCTGCTCGGCCGTGTATTTCGGCGCCTGGAGCGACCTGTTGATCGGTGAGTGGGGAATGCTTGATCTTCTCGTGGATCCCTACACCTTCAGCAACACAGGCGCGATCCGTATTCGAGCATTTGTCACCGTTGACGTGACATGCCGTTACGGCCAGTCGTTCTCGCAGATCACGGACGTCATCACGACCTAAAGGTCAATTCTCCCCTCCCTCGGGGCGCCTTTCCGGCGCCCCATTTTTTTGGGCAAGGATCTTTATGAATGCACAATTGAAGCCGATTGGACTGACGGAAAAAGAAGGGCAGCTTTTTTCTGTCTCAAAACTCATGCGCGCCATGATCGACGCCGAATGGGGTATGCGGAACGCCGGCTTCGAATTGGCGGCCTGCAACGCGACGGCCGAGCAGTTCAAAGTCAGCCGCGGCGGCTATTATCTGCCACCCGATATTCAATCTCGCGCCCTGACATCGACCGGCGGGGGCGCCTCGCTCGTCCAAGCGACGATCAGCGAGGAATGGTATGCGCACAGCCTGACCGCCTCGTCCGCCT